AATCAGATGAAAAAATTTTAGAAAGAGCTTTGAAAATTAATACATATCGAAGAAGCCATTCTATTTCAGTTTTAAAAGGCAATAAAAAATTGACAGATATTGTTAGAAAGGTTGATTTGAAGTTTCCACTAATCAAAGAGGAAAAGCAAGAAGGTAATTGGAGAAATCATGGAAGCAACATGAAATTGACCATCGAGTAGAGAATATTAAAGCAAGAATAAAATCAATAATTTTTATAATTAGGAAAGATAAAAGAGGTGAACGATTAATGTCTTTAACATATAAAAATGGGATATACAACTATGATGGTGAATACGAAATGAGTTCATTAAATAAATTTGCACAAGCAGAAAGAAGATTGTCTGCAAAGAAGCAGGCATTGAATGATATGAAGAATGAATGTGATCTTATTGAACAACAGGCATTTCGCACTTATAAAGAGAATATCCAGTATATGCTGCTTGATCAGCCATCCACAATTAAAATGTGTAGAGAATGGCTAAATATGTTATCAAAAAATCAGGATACTGATGGCAACAAGCTTGATAAAAGAAAGAAATATAAAGAAAAGGAAACATATGATTGGTATGTTAATTATATTAAAAAGCTTCTTGATATTGAGTATATGAATGATGTTAAATTCATTGGCTTTAATTTTGGTCAAGCTACTAATATTTACTTTGAATACAAAGAGCATAATTGGTATTTAGAAATTCCTCATATCAACGCTATCAAATTAGATACATATAGGAATTATGGTGGCAGTGTATTTAAACTTGCATTAGTACACAATGATACAGAACATAGTTGTAGTTGGTCGCAGTTTGGTACTACATATGAGGAAGATGAATTAAGAGATATTATGAAACAAGGTATTGAGAAATATTGCAATTAGTTATTTCATAAGAAAGCAACATATCGTTGGATTTTGAGAGAATAATACATTGGAGGTGAAAACATAATGGAAATGTATACAGAGATTAATGTGTGTTTTGATTTACTGAAAGACACACCAAAAGACATCGTGGAAATTTTACATTATCTTATAGATGGAACAGATATTCCTTCTGTATTGCCAGAACATGAATTTTTTCAGTGTGATAGATGGGATATGGTAGCTTGCTGTGACAGCTATTATTTTAATGGAACAACCAACAGTAAAATGGTATTTGATGATATTTCTAAGACTTGGAAAATTAATATCAGAGCCAATTTGAATAATTATGATTCTGAAATTGAAGAGTTTTTAGATTGGTTAGAACCTTATATTGGAACAGAGGGCTTTATTGGATACATAAGATATAAAGAATGGGAAGATCCAACATTAATTTATAATGATTTTTACAATGATAAAATTGTATTTAAAGATGTATAAAATTGTATTCAAAGATGTAGAAGCAACAGAACCTGAATAAGAAACCAATCTTTCTTTGGAAAATTTTTAATCGTATCTAAGCCATTCGGCTATGGGAATCCCAACAAATAAGAGAATATTACAGTGTAACTAATAAAAATATTACATATAAAGGAGATTTTAAATGAAGAACACAAATTGGAAAGTGCCAGTAATTATTGGCGTAGGAGTATTAGCGGTTATTTTGATGATTGTATTTGGTGTACAGAGTTCGCAGAATAAAGCTATTGCACTTGAGGAGCAGGTAAATACAGCATCATCAGATATTAAAGTACAGGAAAAGCGAAGAGTTGACCTTGTGTATAACCTTGCTGATTGCGTAAAACAGTATGACAAACATGAAGCTGATACATTGACAGCAGTTGCGGATGGTCGTGGATCAACAGGAGATATTGAGAATGTAACAACAGCTATTACGGCAGTTGCAGAAGCATATCCTGAGCTGAAGTCCAATGAGAATTATAAGACTCTTATGAATGAATTATCTATGACAGAGAATATGATTGCAGAGTATCGCAGCAATTACAATAAACAGATTAAGGAATACAAACGATATGTGAGAAAGTTCCCTACAAGACAGTTTCTTGGATTGCTTGGATACGAAGTGCAGGAATATGAGTATCTGGATTACAATGCGCCAGTTGATGCTCCACAGGATTTGTTTAAAGAGGATTAGTATATGAGATATGGTTTTGATTTTGGCGATTTTGAAATAACAAAACGTGAAATCTTGGCTAGTATTTCTATCATTGCAGTTATGATTCTGTTTGGTATTCTGATTTCTTCTAAGATTTCAGAACACCAAATGGATAAAAATGAAATTTATAACAAAGCTGTTAAGATAGAAAGTCAAGAAATGTTCCAATATGGAATGGATACAAATGTTGGTAATGCATTTGTATATGGTGATTTGAAAGCAGTAGATGCAGTTACATATCCTGAAATTAGTGGAGAATATATGTATGTAGAAAAAGTCAAAGAGCGATACACAATGCATACAAGACAAGTAGCTCATACAAGAACTGTTAATGGCAAATCACAAACTTATTATACAACAGAAACATATTGGACTTGGGATAGAGTCGGAAGTGAAAATATTAAGTGTAAAGAAGTATCATTTTGTGGAGTAAATTTCACAAGTAATAAAATTAATTTACCTGGTACTGATTATATTGACACAATTAAAGAGTCGAGTCATGTAAGATATAAATATTATGGTGTTGGTACTGAATATAAAGGAACAATTTTTACAGATTTGAGAGATAAAACCATTTCTGATAACACATCATTTTATAATAATTCGACTATTGACGAGACGATAGAAAGATTAGAATCTGATTTTCCAATTATTATTTTCTGGTTCTTTTGGGTTATTTTAATCGGTGGAATGGTATTTGGGTTCTACTATTTGGATAATAGGTGGTTAGATTAAGGATAAGAAAGGAGAACAAATGAGTAGCAGTGGCATTTATGGAATAAGAAAAGATTATACAGGAGAAGAGATATTTGAATATAAAAACTCATGGTGGTTTTCTCCTATAATTTGGAGTGTCTTACCAGATAAATATATTCATGATTACATTCAAACACCATTTGGTTTTAAAAAGGGAATTATTGGAATGGATGGGAACGATGTATGGACAAGAACTAACAAATCCATTAATGAGTGCGATAACACACCTGATAGGGTTTGTTGGGAGATGTCGAATCAACAGATTTTTCATACATCTGACAAACAAATTATTTCAGATTCTATTATGCAATTCTTAAAACAAAATGATACTTATGATGTATCAGAAGAAGATAATGTTCCCGTTTTAAAAAGAGAACATATCATTGAGAGATTTACAGAAATAGCAAATGATATTTTATCAATTGATGAAAATGAATTTCCATATTTTGTATTTAAAAATACAACAGTGGATGATGGTGTTGAGAGATGGTTTGAAAAATATGACGAGGAATCTGATGAATATGTTTCGTGTGCAATGTCAGAAAATACAGATGATTTTTATGCAGAATTTGTATTTTTCAAAGATGGAAAAATTAACAAATTTGTAAGTAACAAAGATTATCAGTTTGAATCATAGAAAGAAATTTTTCTTTCTTGGGAGGTGATTAATATATTTCGTATAGAGAAAACTGAAGTTGTAAATGGATGTGATTGTTGGGGAAGACCAGAATATGATGATGTATATGAAGTTTATTGTAATGATGAATTTGTATGTCGTATGTCAAGTGATCCAACAATATTAGTTGATAAGATAAATGATGTTTTAAATAGTTATAGGAGAATAATTATATAGGACAGCTAATTAATAAAACAGTATTATGAAAAATCGGAGGAAAAAGAATGAAAAGAGGAGATATTATTGAATTAATTGAGGATACAACATTTTATAAAAAAGGTAAGAAGGCTTATTTTATTGGTAGATCAAATTTTAATCCTAATAAAATTGAAATTGTTTGGGTTGGTGAAGAACAGGCTTATAAAGATGGCGATATAGACGAATTTCCAGCTAGATTGTTTAAGCAGGTTGAACATGGCGATAGGTGATGGAAGAAGAACATATTCAGATAGTACATTAAAGTCTATGACAAAAGATGAGCTGATTGATATTATTCGCTGCTTAGAAAGTAATCTTAGAAATGCACATGAGACAAATGATATTCAGTATGAGAATTGTAAGAGGTTGCTAAGTGAAAATGGGATAATTCAAGGTGGATATAAGAAGAAAATTGATGAACAGACAGAGGCTTGGATTAAAGCAGGATTGACATTATCAGAAGCAGACAAAGAAGAATTGATGAGAATGTCGCAGTTAAGAGAATAAGTAATTGTAAACAATAATTTTATATCATAGGAGGAAATAAATATGATGAACAATTTTTTAAATGGCATGTTTGGTAAGGTAGGAAGTGGAATGTGTAGACTTTCTATGAATGGTGGAATTGCAGTTAAGACAAATGGTGGTTATAAGACATATAACATCAAGACTGGCAAGCTCACAAACTGTAGTAACTTTGTATTTGATATTGGAGAGGAATTCTTCTTTATTATTCCAACTAATAAGGTAGAGAAGGGTGACATCATTCTTGTAAATGGTAAGCCAAGATGTGTTATTGAAGCCGATAAGACAAAGATTACAGTAATCAATTATGAGGACTCAACAATTGAAACCGTGCTTCCTGAAAGACATGTATTTATGGGCAATACATATTTTTATGGAAAGATTGTTTCGATGTTTGGAAGTGATGTTATTAAAGGTAAGAAAGGTACAAATAATATCTTTAAGTACATGATGCTTTCTCAGATGATGAAAAGTGATAATGGTTCTGCTGGCATGATGAATGGCAATGGTGGAATGAGTTCTATGTTACCACTTATGATGATGGGTGGAAATATGGGTGATATGTTTGACGGAATGTTCGACTTTGATATGAGTAGCAATGATGACGATGATACAGAAGTAGATGAAGAGGAGGAGGCATAATATGGGATGCGGTTCATGGACAAGAGATAGTTATGTAAGTTATTCAACAACAAAGGGTATGAGTGTTTCAACGGATGGTATGATTAGAGGTTCTTATTCTAATCAGGACATGTTTAAGGCAAGAAATATTGATTCTGCACTTGATCCTAAGAATGTTATTAGAGAGTGTTGCGATACAGAGGAACATCCAAACACAATTCCTGTTATTCTTGCACTTGATGTAACTGGTTCTATGGGACAGGCTGCCGTTGAAGTGGCAAAGAAGTTAAATGTAATTATGACTAAGTTATATGAAAAGGTTACAGATGTTGAGTTCCTTATCATGGGTATTGGTGATTTAGCTTGTGATAGCTATCCAATTCAGGCTTCACAGTTTGAGTCAGATATTCGTATTGCTGAACAGCTTGACAAGATTTATTTTGAATTTGGCGGTGGTGGAAATAGTTATGAATCCTACACAGCAGCATGGTATTTCGGTTCTCGTCACACAAAGCTTGATTGCTTAAACCGTGGAAGAAAAGGAATTATTATTACAATGGGTGATGAGCAGTTAAATCCATATCTTCCATTTAAGAGTAGAGGTCATGGCTTATCAGAGGTGACAGGTGATAACCTTCAGTCTGATGTAGAGACTAAGGATTTATACGAAGAGGCTTCTCAGAAGTTTAACATTTATCATTTAGATGTAAATCACGGTCACAGATGGGATGAAGAAGAAATTGAGAAGTCCTACAAGAAGTATCTTGATGATACACACTTTAGAAGAGTAACTATGGATAGTATTACAAATGAGATTGTAGATATTATTGTTAGTGAAGCAGAGAATAATGTTACAGATACAGTTACTACACCTTCTAACTCAGAAGGAATTACTTGGTAGGATAGGAGATTTAAGAGATGAAAGACATTAAGATTGTAATAGGTGCTAACTTTGGAGATTGTGGAAAGGGATTAATGACAGATTATTTCTCACAGAAACCTAATAGTATTGTTGTTTGTTCAAATGGTGGTGCTCAGAGAGGACATACCGTAACAACGCCTGATGGAATCAGACATGTCTTTCATCATTTTGGATCTGGAACATTCAATCATGCAAGTACATATTTATCTGAGGATTTTATTGTTAATCCAATTATCTTTAAGCAGGAATATGATGAATTGATGAAATTAGGATATATTACGAATGTTTATATCAATCAAAATTGTATGTTGACTACACCTTTTGATATGATGGCAAATCAGATTATAGAAGAAAATCGTGGAAAAAATAAACATGGTAGTTGTGGCTTGGGAATTTTTGAAACTATCAAAAGATATAAAGCTGGCATAACTGATGTAGATAATCATATCAGGGAATACTACTTAGAACAATTTGAAAGAGAGAATATTATATTAACAGATGAATGGTCAAAAATATTCCTTGATAATGGTATATTTGAACACTTTTTAGATGATTGGGATTTTATGAATAATCACTCATTGGCTATATCAGATAATTATTTCTTAAATCAATTTGACAATATTGTATTTGAAGCTGCACAAGGTTTATTGCTTGATCAGAACAACACAGAATATTTTCCACATCTAACACCGTCTAATACAGGTATTAAAAATCCCAAGAGAATAATTGAAAATGTTGAATGGAATGATGAGATAAATATTGAAACTTGTTATGTATCTCGTACTTATTTAACAAGACATGGTGCTGGTAAATTCCCATCTGAATGTAATAAGAGATTTATCAACGAATATATGTTTGATAAAACAAATGTGCCAAATCCATTCCAGGATACATTGAGATATGGAACACTGGATTTAGGAGAATTATATAGTAGATGCTCTAATGATATAGGAAACTTTGGAGATAAAAAATCAATCACCATTACACATTGTAATGAATATGATTGGGATAATGATAAATTGATTGAGTTATTCAAGGATTGGAATATTTATTACTCAGATGGTGAAACACATAATGATGTGAACTGAGAACAAGAAAGATTCGTTCTTTTGGAAATATGGAGGTAAAAAATGGAGAAATTTTATATTGTAACAAATGAAGATTTTTTAAAAGGGTTACATCGTGATGAAGTAATAGAAAAAAACAGAAGAGAATTTATCAAAGATTTTTTCAATCGCATAGGAATAAGTGGAAATCATTATTATATGCGTGGAGATGGTAATGTTAATGTTGCGTTTAAGGAAAACACAAAAAGTAATATTGAATTGTATATTGATGATGTGCAGGAAAATAGTGAAAAATTTGGTAATCAATTAAACAAACCTAAAATGTTTGAAGGTCAAAGTATGAGAAAGTTTAAAAAAGGTTGCAAAATATTAAAGAAATTTCAAGATGAATGTATTAAAAAGGAGATAGTTATTAATGCTTATCCTTTGAGGTGTGGAGACTACTTCGAAGAAACGGAAATGGGTGGCTATTCAAGAACAAGTTTTGAATACAATGGAAAACAATACTTACGTATGAGTACTAATCGCTATAATTCATTAACTCCTTATGAAAATGGTTTTGAAGAGATAAAAGGCAGTGAGTTTTATAAAGCATTTGAAGAATTTGAATCAAAAAATAAGTAATATCGGTTTCGTGTGGATGTGAAACGAATGATAACACCATCAGTAATGCAAGGATTAACAAATGAAAATACAATGCTGTCAAGTGTTTCTATAGAAGATTTAGAAGAGTATAAGAAAAATGCTTGTAAAATTCTTAGAAGTCAGACGCAGTGTGCTACTGCAAAAATCGTAGAAGAATTGATTGATCAGGAAATTATGAATAGAAGAATTATTGAAGAGTGGAATAAAATCTATGAAAAATTTCCTGAATATGTTGGAATGTAGGAGGTGATACCAATAGAATTAGAGAATAATTCAAAACAGATTGAAGAAAATCTTAAAACTATACTTACATTAGAATATATGGGAATTCATATTGAAGACACAAAAGAGCAAGATTTTAAGCAGTTATATTATTTTTCTGTACCAGAAAAATCAACAATAGAAACAAATGATTTTCTAAATGATCAAATCAAGACATCAGACGGATTAATACAGGTTGCAAAAGATTTTTTAGCTGTGATGATTATTAGTTCATGTAAATCTGAATTTGATGATAGTGAAGAGGACGAAAAATTTTACGAAGATGTGGAAAATAATATTTCAGAATATGCTTTATTCTTTGCAAGGGTTAGACAAGGTGAAATATGGAATAAAGAAATGGGCAAGGTTGCTGTTAATAAGGTATTAGGAAAGCTCCAAAATCAGTTATATAAACAGGTTTAAAAGGAGGATGAATAAATGACTTGTAAGTACCCAATAACTAGCAGAAGTTATAAATTTTGTATAGGCTGTAGCGATATAGATTGTTGTAAAGATGCAGTTACTCCAATCATTTCTATGCCAAAATTTCAGTCACCAAAGAATGTTATTCCGTCTGCATCAGAAGCAAATAAAATGACAAATAATGCAATTGATAATTGCACTACACAGCAATTAGCAGAGTTATCAAAATTGATTAGAGATGCGATTGCAGATGGCAAATTTTCAATCAGTGAAGATGGTTGTTTAAAACCTGAAACACGAAAGAAATTAGAGGAATTTGGTTATAAAGTTGAAACTGGCAATCAATATAATGAATCGTATTACAGTATCAGTTGGAGATAAACGAAGTAAATTTCGATTTCTTGCGAGGAGGTGAGACTGGTTGGCAAAACGCCAAGAAACATTAGATATTGAAGCTGCATTACAAAAAGATACCAGAATCAAGAGAATATATGGTTGTGAAGAAATCACAATTGGTTTCTATAACAATGGTCATGGAGATGAAATAGTTGACTTTATGACAATGGACTCAAAAGGAATTATTAAATGTTATGAGATAAAAGTCACTATTCAGGATTTTAAGTCTGATGCAAAGAAATCATGGTATGGGCATTACAATTATTTGGTGGTTGGTAAAGAATTGTGGAATGAACATAAAGACTACATACTTGAAAATACACCAAAGCATATTGGAATTTTAGGCTCATCTCTTGGAAGTTATCGAAAATGTAAAAAGCAGGACATATCACAAGAACAATCAGAAATGTTGAAAGAAAGTATGATTCGTTCTATGTATTATAAAATGATTAAATATTACAACGCTTCAGACTTAGATGAAATCAAAAGACTCAATAGTGGTATTCGTAAGTTAAAGAAGGATGTTGAAAATTACAGAGATAGAGCAGTTAAAGCGGAAAATCTGATTTACGGTTACGAAAATTATAAAGCATATAATGACGGAATTGACGATTTTGATTTCAAAAAGGCTGTTGAAGCAGAAAAGAAAAAGTATTTGGATAATATAAAAGCAAAGAGAGGACAATTAAAATGACAAGTTACGAATTTGAAAAAGCTGCAAAGAATGCAGTGATTCAGACATTGAGTGAAAACATCAGTATTGACCAGTTGGATCTTGTGTGGTTTGCACATGAGTTAGGTTATAAGAAGTGTACTATTTGGGGACAGCCAATGGGTAACAGATATGCAGAAGTTACTTATAACAGAGATAAAGATGAGATGTATGTAGATATTTATCAGAAGATTATTAATAACAAGATTTTGTCTGATGAGTTCAATTTTGAAGCGTAAAGGAGAATATATATGAGTAATTTAAAAGAAAAATTAGCAAAAGGTGGCGTAACAGCAGTTATTGTCATTACAATTTTGGCATTCTGTTATGGGCTTAGTTGGATTGTTATATGTGGAATAATCAAGCTTATTACAATGTGCTTTGGTTTGACATTTAAGTGGTCTATTGCAACTGGTATTTGGTTGATTATCTGTATTTTAAGGTCAGTTTTTAATGTAACAGTGAAGAAATAGAGTCGAAGGAAACTGACATTTCTTTGGCTTTACAAACCTAGTGTTTATAAGGGTTTCAAAGGTCAAAAATTTCAAAAATGCTCAAATCGAGCAAAAATCCCTAATTTTCAATGAATTTTAGAGAATAACAAATATGAGGTGCTGAAAACCCTTATAAATCAATGGTTTTATGACATCAATATCGAGAAACAGAGAATATAACAATAGAAAGAAATCACTGTTTCATTTGAAAATTTTAGGAGGTGAGAAAATGAACAAAGATAATTTTACATTATTAAGAGTTAATAAAGCAAATGGTCATGAAGATTATTGGTTTAAACCAGATGAAGATACAGCGAATAAGTTAGCAGAAAGTTGTATGGAAATGTGTATGGTTGGTGTCACAGAAGTGGTTTATTCCAAGGATGAAGATGTAGTTGGAATTAAGAGACAGTTTCCATTTAATTATGATGTTGTTCTTTCTAATGATGAGAATTTGAAAGCAGTTTTAAAAGATTTAAGTGTAGAATAGTGTCACTAATAGAGAATATATGAATAGAGGTGAGATACATAGAAGTAATTGAAACAAATCTAATCATTGATGAAAATAATATCATCAGAGATCATCAATCAAGAGTGGTTGAGGCAGATAGTTGGGATGAATATTGTAAAGCACATAAGAATTATGATGGTAAAGCAGTTTTCTTCAAGTCAAAAGTTATGAAAGGAAACAGTATACAATCTAATTGCAAAATTTCAAATTTGGAATATGATGAAATGCATTTGTCTTGTAATATCACAAGATTAAAAGATAATGGAGAAGAAATCTTTACAGATAAAAGATTGGCATATCGAATAGTTAATCCGACTTAATCAAGTCAAAAATTCCAAAAACAAATAACTGAACAGAGAATATTTGAATGGGTGGAAGAACAGCATACCCTTGGGTTTGTACGCTCAAAAATCACTGTTGAAGATAGATTTTACATAAATTTATTTTCTGTGTTCCAGTCGCAAGACTGTTCAAATATAGTTATCAAAAAATTTTATTACATATTATAAGGAGGACATTTTTTAAATGGCAGAGACAAAGAAAAAAGGAAGATTATTTGATTTACCTGAAACAAAGGGTGCATTCCAGTTAAAGGGAGTTGTATCTGGTATGGAGAAGGATACGGCATTTAAGGAGATTAAGACCAAAAGTGGAAAACCTATGAGAATGCTTAATTTTGGCACAAGTTATCTTGATGGTGAGACATTATATGTTAATCTTCAGGGAATGGAGCAGGAGAATGTTTATTTCTCTAAGAGAGCTGAGAAGAAGGGCGAAAAGGCTGATACTGTAAAAGTACCTTGGGCTGATAGATTCTCTTATAACCGTGAAGGCTACCGTATGATTGGTAAAAACATTGGTGTAAAGAAGAAGGTTGATTCTGATGGTAAGACAGTTAATGACAAGAAAGTTCTTACAGATTTTGATGCTTGCAAGGAAGTTAAAGAAAATCTGAAGGACGGTGCAAGCGTATTTATCAGAGGTAATCTTGATTATAGCAGTTTTACAGATGATAAGGGTAACAAGAGAACATCTACAAAACTTGTACCAAATCAGATTTCTCTTTGCTCTGAAATCGACTTTAATGATGAGAAGTTTGAGAAGCAGAATGACTTTAACCAGGTAATTATCTTCATGGGTATTGAGCAGGAAAAGGATGACAATGATAAGCCAACTGGTAGATTTATTGTTCTTGCAAAGATTGTTACATATAGCAACATTGAAGATGTTCAGTTCATTATTGAGGATAAGGCACTTGCTAATAAGTTTAAGAAGTCACTTAGTCCTTATAACGCAATCAAGGTAAGTGGTCATATGGTTTCTTCTACTCAGACAGAAACAGTTGAAACAGACGATGATGATAATTGGGGCGAAGAAGATAACATGGAAAAGGTATCTGCTCCTACAAAAAGAGAGTTTATCATTACTGGTGCAAAGGGTTCATCTATCGACAAGGAACTTTACACAGAACAGAATGTTACAGAAGCTATTGCTAAGATTAAGAATGCTAATAAGGCAGAGGAAAGCTTCGGTTCTGACTCTAACGATGATTGGGGAGATGGTTCTGATCTTGACGATGGAGATGACGAAGCGTGGGATTAATTCTCACAAGTAGAGAATAACAATATGGAGCGTCAGAAATGGCGTTCCAATAATCAAAATTATAGAATTAACGGAGGAATTATTTAATGGCAAAAGCTAGAAAAGCGTCAGTAACAGAGAGTAAGTTAGGAATGATTTTATATGGTAAACCATTTACAGGTAAATCAACTATGGCAATGCAGCTTGCGTACTTTAAGCGACCAGATGGAAAACCTTTTAGAGTTTTATATCTTGATCCTGAGTCTGGTTCAATTGATGATTACCTTGGCGATTTAGAAGCAAATGGTGTAAATCTTGAAAATATTTATATTGTTTATACACAGTCTCTTGGAGAAGTAAGACAATATATTGCAAAGGTAAAGAATAATGAAGATTTCTACGAGTTAGATGATGACGGGAATGAAACAGATGATGTTGTTGTAGATGCAGATGGAGAACCATTTAGAGCAGATGCAATCGTTGTTGATGGTACTACAATCCTTAATTTAACAACAAAACAGGGGTTGGTAGAGTTCTCTAAAAAGAGAAATAAGGTTAAGGCTGATAAGGATGGTCTTGTAGGAGATGCCAGACTTGTAAAAATTGAAGGGGCTGGAATGGAGTTAAAGGATTACCAGACTGTCAATTTTAAAGGTCAGGATTTAATCCTTGATTTAATGTCATCTGGTGTCCATTATATTGTTACTGCAAGAGAAACAGACGAGAAGGAAACAATTAAGCTACCTGATGGTACAACACAGAGTGTGGTTACAGGTAGAAAGATTCCAGATGGATTTAAGGGCATGGATCACAATGTTAAGACTGAGATTCGTATGTTCAGAAATGAAGATGGAACAGTTTGTGCATGGATTGAAAAGGATAGAACTCACGTACATGATGACTATGTTACTATTGAAGATCCGACTTTAGTTGATTGGCAGGCAGTTATTGATAAAACGGCAGGAAAATCAAAGTTTGTACTCAAAAATGATTTAACAAAAGCTGTTGACATTGAGCAGGACATTTATAGAAAGGAAATTCTTGGTCAAGTTGGCGAACCAACTGAAGAAGATCCCGCATCCAACGATGGACATACAGATATCGAAGCAATTAAGAAAGAAATTATCGCTAAGAGAAATGCACTCCCACCAATGGAGAAGAAAGCAATGAAGGAAAAGCTTGAAGCAGCAGGTCTTCCTACAGCATACAAGAATGTAACAGATGTTGAAATTCTCAACAAGGTTTTAGCAATGTTTGATTAATTTTTGGTTATGTAAAGGTAGGACTATGGCAAGATACACAAATAACAAAGATGGTGTTAAAAGAAAATGTGGTTGTTGCGGAAAAGACCTTTATATAAACAAGAATAATATTGACGATGCAATCTACTATGATAAGAAAACCTATCATAGTAGTTGCTTTATCAATATATGCCAGAAACGTATTGCAAACAAAAGGGCAGACGTATCAGCAAAATGGACTTGGGTATATGACCACATTGACACAATAAAAAAAGATACATATTCGCATCTTGCAGTAGCAATAGAGCAGGATGAGATATTTCAATTTATTAAAGAGGCGTATGATTTAACCATTATTCCGACTACTGTATGGCAGAAGTTAAGTAATATTTATGCTGGTACATTTAAGGGAATGACAGTAGGTATTCCACCTTCAGACCTACTTGATATGTGGAAAAGAAAAATTGATATGCTTAATGGTATTGCTAAGAAAAATGAAGTAAAAGGTATTCATATGCAACCAGAAGTACGATTAACATATGATTTATCTATTTTGGTAAATAAATATGACAGTTATTTAAGGTGGAAAGAAAAACAAAAAATACTTGAAGCTGAGAAAGAAACAGAAAAATCACAAAATATTGTTAGTCAATCAATTGGTTATACAAATATATCTAAGGAAGAAACTAATGATAACACAGATGACATTTCGGACTTGGTGGATGATATTTTTGGATAGGAGATAAATATTGGACAATGAACATGAATTAAAGGATTGTAATATACAATCAGAAATATGTTTTGTGGGGGCGTTGCTAAAGTCTCCCGATTTGATTGTAAATTATAGCAATTTTATGAGAAGTAAATATGATTTCTCTGATCCTGCAACAAAGTTTTTTTATGATAGTTTTGAAACATATTATCTTACATTTTCTCAAACAGTTGATGAGATAAAGATGAATGTATTTATGAGTCAGAATGAGGAGAGACTTAAATTATACAATCAGTATAAGGGATGGAAAACTCTTCAAAGATATATGACTTTAGCAGACGAAAATGATGTGAAAAATTATTTTGATACTGTTAAGAAATATTCATTGGTTAGAGAATATGGAAGAAATGGATTCCCAATTGAAAAAATATTATCTCATAGAAATTTCGATAAAATGTCACCAAATGACATTTACAGAATTATTCGTACAAAAGCGGATAAGATAAATACAGTAATAAATGCTGGTGAAGAAGCAGTAGAACTTACTGACAAAAACTCATCTCAGATTGATAAATATCTTGAAAAGCCAAATTTCGGCTTACCTTTCCCTTGGTATATGTATAATGAATATTTTCTTGGACTTAGAGAGACAAAGGTACTATTTGAAGGATTTCTTTCTAATGAGGGTAAAACAAGAAAACTTGTACTTTTAGCAGCTTATGTAGCACTTGTGCAGAATGAGAACTTTTTTCTTATGAGTAATGAGATGGACGAAGAAGATCTTCGTAGTTGTCTTATTACGACTGTTATTAACAATAAAGAGTTTCAAGAATTGCATGGTGTACATATTACAAAGCCTGAGAAAGAGATTGTATTAGGTGTTTATCATGATAAAAATGGTGACATTATCAGAAGAAAAATTGACGATAATGGTGTTTATCTTGAAAGAAATGAAGATTACATAAAGAGAATAAAAGATACGTCAGAGGAATATTGGAATGTAAAAAAAGTTACAGATTGGATTGATAGTAGTGACCGTAAGGGTAAAGTTATGTTTAAAGATGTTGGAGATGATTATAGCCCTGAGAGAATTGAATTTGAATTGCGTAAAGCAAAGATGGTTCAGAACATTAAATATTATGGTTATGACACGTTAAAAGGTTATAACACTGATGATTGGTCACAGATTAAACAGTTTGCAACTAAATTGAAAGAATTAACAAAAGAACTTCGTATGAGTGGATATGCAGTATTCCAGTTAAGTGATGATACGGTGTTTACGGATATTTTTAGTTTGAGTAGTAATAACATTGCCAATGCAAAACAGATAAAGCATGTAGCTGATATTCTGAATATTGGTAAAAAGTTAAATAAGGAAGAATACCATAAGTATCAAGTTATTTTAGAATGTGATTCTTGGGGTGAGCCAGTGACGGAGGATTTGGATTTAAGTAAACAATATTTTTGTATCAAACCAGATAAAAACAGAGCAGGTAGTAAGGACAAGATTATGTTATTTGAGATTGATTTGAACTTAAATATTTGGAGAAATATAGGTTATATCATTAAAAAACCAAAAAATAGTGACTAATTGGAGGGTGGCAGCTTGGATGTAAAAGAGTTGAAGAATTATATATATGAAAATAATTATTGTGAACAGATATTAGAATCCGTTGGTTGCCACCATATCAAATATCATTCAGTTGGAGCATATTGGACAGCAGGTAATCCAGATGGAGATAACAAAGGAGCAATTATTTTATATAATAACGAATCACTTATTTGTCTCAATAAAACTCGTCAAATGATAAAAGGTAGTAGACAGACAGATATTATTGACCTTGTTTGTTATATAAAAAATCTTACATTCCCAAAAGGGTTAAAGGAAATATGTTCAGAAATAGGAATGTCTTATTATCATGATTTTGAAGAGGACATTCCTGATAGTTTTAAGATACTGAAAATGTTAGAAGATATGGATTCTAATATATCAGAAGAAAAAGAAAAACCATTACAACCTATTTCAGAAAAAATTCTTTCGTACTACAAACCATATGTCAACGATTTATTCTACGAGGATCATATTGATTATGAGACACAGAGAGAATTTGAAATAGGATTTGATGAAGAAACCAACCGATACACAATTCCTATTCGAGCAGAATTGGGAGATTTAGTTGGTGTTAAAGCAAGATATTTTGACAGAAAAGTACCTGATGGAATGAACAAATATATTTATTTAGAGCCATGTGCAAAGTCGAAGATTCTATATGGGTTATATAAGACTCTTCCATATATAAAAAGAACAGGACGTATTTATGTAGGTGAAGCAGAGAAATTTGTACAACAGGCATGGAGTTACGGTTATCAAAATACTGGTGGAACAGGTGGAAAAGAATTGTCCCAATATCAGATTGATATGTTGGTACGACTTGGGGTAGATATTATTTTTTGCTTTGATAAAGATGTAACCAAAGAAGAATTAGAAACATTGGCTGAAAGATTCCCAGATGGTGTTCCTCTTTATTACATGTTTGATGAAGATAATATTCTTCAAGAAAAAGAATCCCCTACGGATAATCCTACAAATTGGAAGCATTTGGTAGAGAATAATATATACAGATTAAGATAGGAAGGTGTGTATTTGAAGTATAAATTATATGATAATAGTGACAATAATACTTCCAATGTAATAAAGGAAGTTTTAAAAAATAGAGGAATTGAAGACTATGATAAATATCTGAATTTAGATGATAGTGTAGTAATTCCGTATGATAAATTGGATAATATAAACAGTGCAGTTGAGCTATTTAATAAACATTTTCAATGTAAAAATAAAATTGGAATTATTCCAGATCCAGATGTCGATGGTCAATGTTCTGCATCCGAGGTTTATTCATATATTAAAAGAATGGATGGTGAGTATCCAATAACAATTTTATATCATCAAAATACAAAGGCACATGGGCTTGATGATATTACAGTGCCAGATGATATAAAATTGCTTATTGTTCCAGATGCAGGAACAAATGATTATATACAATGTAGAGAATTGAAAGAAAGAGGAATTGATGTTCTTATATTAGATCATCACGAACAAGAAGATGAAAATTCATACGCATTAATAGTAAATAATCAATGCAGTCATCATTATAAGAATAAACAATTGTGCGGTGGTGGAATTGTATATAAGTGGATGAAAGCTTTAGATGATTTTTATTGGAATGATTTTGCAGACGATTATTTAGATTTAGTAGCATTTTCAAATATATCTGATGTTATGGATTTAAGAGAATTTGAAACAAGGTATTTGGTTAATTGTGGGCTTTTAAATATAAATAATAAATTTTTACAAGCACTTATTAAAGCACAAGATTATAGCATGAATGGAAAAATTAATATACATAATGTGCAATGGTATCTTACACCCGTTGTTAATGCGATGTTAAGAATTGGTTCAAATGACGAAAAAGAATTATTATTTAGAGCATTTATTGAACAGGACGAATACTTTGAATATAAGAAGAGAGCAACCAAAGATAAACCGGCAGAAACAATTCGGGAAAGCATTTATGATAGAGCTGCTAGACTTTGTAAAAATGCAAAATCACGACAAGATAAAATGAAAGAAAAAGGCGTAAAAGCCATTTCAGAAGTTGTAGATAATCTTCCAATTGATGATAAAGTTATTATGGTTGATGTATCTGACTTACTTGATAGTGGATTAACTGGTGTTGTAGCAATTAAAATTGCAGAACAATATAATAAACCTTGTATTCTGCTAAAGAAGCATTTTGATAAAAAGACAAAAACAACTGTATTTGGTGGTAGTGCAAGAAATATAGATAATAGCCCAATTGATAGTTTTAAAGATATTGTTAATTCAACAGGTTTCGTTAATGGTAAAGGTCATGCAAATGCTTTTGGTATTGTAGATTTACCAGTTGATGATAAAGAAAAAGCAATTAATATGATGAACAGTATTCTTAGAAATATTGAATATGATTCTACATATCGTGTAGATTTTATCTTAGACATTAATCATGTCACAATCCCTTTAATTATTAAGTTATCACAGTTTGAAGATATTATTTGTCAAGGAATTGATGAACCTATGCTTGCAATAGAGAATATATCATTGACAAGAGATTGTTTTGAAGTATTTGGTAAGAATGAGGATACTATCAGTTTTATGGTGAATGATATTAAATACATTCAGTTCAAATGTAAAGAAGGTAATCAGCTATATGATTTTCTTCAAAACGCATGGGATGATAACGATAGTATTACATTTAATATTGTCGGAAAACCTTCAATAAACGAATATAACGGTATTAGAACACCACAGATTATTATCGAAGATGTAGCTGTTATTAGTATAAATAGTAACGATGAAGACGATGATTGGTAGGAGGTGAGTTATGTATAGTTCATTACATAACCATACATATTATTCATTACTTGATGGATATGGTAGTCCAAAAGAAATGTTGGACAGAGCAAAAGAAATAGGGCTAAAGGCATTTGCTATAACTGAACACGGAAATGTATATTCTCATATTTATTTTGACCTAATTAAAAAAGACTATCCAGATATTAAAATGATATATGGATGTGAGTTATACGAATGTGAAGATATTACTATTAAGGATAAAGACAATAAATATTTTCATTTGATTTGTTTGATAAGAAATGAGCAAGGCAGAAAAGACTTAAATAAAGTTATTACAAAAAGTAATTTTGAAGGGTTTTATTTTAAACCACGATGCACAGTAGAAGATATTAAACCCTATGCTGAGAATTTTGTTATTTCTTCTGCTTGTTTAGCAAGCAAGTTAGCGAGAGAGTTAGATTTTGAGAAGTGTATTGAATATGTTAATGAATATAAAGAAGCTTTTCCTTATTTCTTCCTTGAGATGCAGTCGCATTCTCACCAGGATCAGTGTTCATATAATCAGAAAATTTTAGAACTTTCAAAAAGAACAAATACCCCATTTATCATTACAACAGATAGTCATGCACCTAAAAAAGAAGATTTGTATTATCAGGACAAGCTTATTCAGATTGGTAGAAAAAGTAGTAACAACGACAAAAATGCTATCGAAAATAGTGAGGTGTATGAAGGTTGCTATATGCAATCTGAAGATGAAATTCATGAAATTATGGATAGTCAGATTGGATATGAAAATGTATGTCTTGGATTGGAGAATACTAATAAAGTAGCAGATTTAATTGAAAATGTAGATATGCCATTTCAGAAACCACAGTTACCTACATTCCCATTACCTGATGGATATAGAGATAACAATGAATTCTTATGGCATTTAGTTAGACAAGGTTGGAAAGATAGAGGATACGACAATCTTAGTGAAGATGAACAGCAAGTAAGAAGAACTAGGTTGAGCTACGAGATGGGTATTATTCATTCAATGGGGTTCGATGGTTATTTCTTGTTTGTATGGGACTTTATCAAGGCTGCTGAGAAACTTGGAATTGAAGTTGGTAAAGGAAGAGGAAGTGCAGCAGGTTCTTTAGTTTGTTATTGTTGTCATATTACGGATATTGATCCGATTAAATATGGACTCATTTTTGAGAGATTCTTAAATCCTGAACGAGTAGGACTTCCAGATATTGATACAGATGTTGGTAACAGAGATGCAATCATTGATTACCTTGTAGACAAATATGGAGAAGAAAGAGTATGCCAGATTATTAACTACTCGTATATCACCCCAACAGTTGCAATTACTGACGTTGGTAAAATACTTGGATTTCCATATAATCAGATGCAAAAACTTTCACAGAAATTTACATTCGATAAATGGGATGACTGTATGAAAGCAAATCCAAATTTACTCGCAGACAATCCACAATATGCTGATTTGTTTGATATTGCAAAGCATTTAAGTGGTCGTGTTAAAACCGTTTCTATTCATGCTGGTGGTGTTGGAATCGTTGATACAACAATTAATGACTATATGCCAATGAAAATAGGAACTAAGGGCGAGCATGTAATTCAAGTTGATAAACATTATGTAGAAGACATTGGAATTGTAAAGTTTGACCTTCTTGGAGTAGCAACACTTAATCTTGTGAAGGAAATTAAGGATGATTTACACTTAGATCCTTGGGATTATGATATCAATAATCCAGAATTTGAGAATGACAGAGCTACATATGAATTATTGGCAAGTGGTAAGACCAATGGTGTGTTCCAGGTTGAATCGGCAGGAATGAAAGATTTGCTTATTCGATTAAAACCAAAGCTTGAACAGTTAGACTTTGAGGTTATATCCGTTATTTTGGCATTATATAGACCTGATAGTATGGGAGCACTTGACGAGTATGTTGAAATGGCAACAGGTGGAAGTAGACCACCATCAATTCATCCAGATATGGATGAAATTTTAAAAGACACAAATTACTGTATGATTTATCAGGAACAGCTTCTTGATATTGTTAAGAAGTTTGGTGGAAGAACATACGGTGGTGCTGACTTATTCCGTAAGGCGATTGGAAAAAAGATAGTTGAATTAGTACAGAAAGAGTCAGAAATTCTTCGTGGTGAAATTGTAGCAAACGGATATTCTAAAGAAATCGCTGATAAAATTGCGAATGAATTGTCACAAAAAGGCGGTTATCTATTTAACAAATCGCATTCTTATAGTTACGCAGTTCTTTGTTTCGAGACAGCTTGGTTCAAAGCACATTATCCAACATATTTTTTCAAAGCTTTATTCAATCAGAATAAGGATAAAGCAGGAGCAATTAACAAATACATTCTTGATGCAAGGTATTTTAATGTGGATATTATGCCACCGAATATCAATCATTCTGGAATGAATTTCACAGTTGATAAAGATAAGGTTCTTTTTGGATTATCTGCTATTGGTGGAATTGGTGAATCACTTTCTAAGCAAATTATCGAAGAAAGAGAGAATAATGGTATATACAAATCGTTTAATGATTTGATTCAGAGACTTTCCTTAGGTAAGGCATCTGTTATTGCACTGATAAAATCTGGTGCAATTCCTTGCAAAAATAAGCGTGAAAAACTTATATCATATCTTAAATCAGAGTATCAACCATTAAAATTCTCAGAAGTTCAATCATTGCCTACCTATAAGAAACTCGAAGAAGATTGGAATATTGACTTAAAGAAGTACGTAATTCCTTCATCTGGAAAACGAATTGTATATGACAAGGAAGCACTACTTACTGAATATAACAGATTGAAAAAGATACAGTTTGAAGAAAATCAGAAGGTAAGATTCCAAAAGTACATAGATGATAACAAAAAATATCTTGAGGATGAACAGTTTTGGGAGTTCCAAACATTACAGGTATTCATTAATGACAATCCTTTTGATGCAGCTTATACATTTTTAACACCATTTGAAGATGTTCCTGATGGTGAGAAGTGTACATTAGTTGGAATTATTGCAAAGGTTCAGAAGAAAAAAGATAAGAATGGTAAGCAGTTTGCTTATATAAATATCTATTCAAGTTTTGGACTTGTTGAAGGAATTGTATGGCACAGTCAATTAAAAGAATATGAAGACCTTGTAAAAAAAGGACAACAAGTAGCAATTCTTTGTAAAAAAGATAGTGAAGAAAAAGTTATTGTAGAAAAATTAAAGCCTTACAGTAAATGGCTTGAGTATGTAAGAAAGAAAGGAGTATCAGTCTAAATTGGATGAAGATGAGATTTATAAATTCACTGCAATAATTACATATGAGCAATACTATTCAGATGACTCGACATGGGGTGTCTTTGGATTTTCAACAACCGATGATATTCCATTCTTTACAAAACCAACAAAAGCATTTGATCCGTTTGGTGATAATAAAACCCCTGATGAAGAGAATAAAAAGATGAGTAAACTTGCAGGTAAGATGCAGCACTTAGTTGTTGGTGGAGAATATGTAGTTAAAGCAAAGTATAAAAAGGATAAAAAATATGGTGATCAGTATGTGCCGATTGCCATATATGCAATTATCCCACAGAGTAGAGAGACGCAATTATTATTTTTAAAGTCAATGATTCCTGAATGGATGGCTGACAATTTAATAAATGCTTATCCAAATGTGGTTAATGATGTTGCAAATGGCACATTGAAAACAATTGACTACAGTCTTGTTAAGGGCGTAAGAGAGATTACATGGAACAAAATCAAGGAGAAGATAATCAATAACTATCTTATTTCTGACATTATTTCAATGCTTAAACCAATTGGTGTTACATATGCAATGATTAAAAAGTTATTATCAGAAGAACCTAATCCAGTTTTATTAAAGCAAGAGTTAGAGAAAAATCCATACTTGATGACGAAAATTGACGGGATTGGTTTTAAGAAATGCGATGACCTTGCATTAAAATTAAAACCAGAATTGATTGATTCAACTCAGAGACTTGTAGCTTTTGTTCAATATTATTTTAAAGACTTAGGAGAAAGTAAGGGACATACATGGTGTTCTGAAAAGATCCTAAGATCAGCGATCAGTAATAACGTATATGAGTGTTGTAATAAGGTTGATTGGCTATTAGAAAATAATGAGTTTCTTCATATTGATAATGGTCGAATTGGTCTGAAGTATTATTACGATATTGAGATGCAGATTTATCATTTGATATTAAATAAATCAAAACTCAACACTACAATTAATATCTCTGATGAAGCTATTGAATTAGCTATAAAACATGCAGAAGAAGAACAAGGCTTTGGTTATGTAGTAGAACAGTTAGATACAATTCATAATAGTTTGCACAGAACAGTGAGCTTAATAACAGGAAAAGCTGGTACTGGTAAGACTTCAATAATGCGAGCAATTGTTAAGGCTTATATGGAGAATAATTATATGATGACAGCTTCAGCACTTTCAGCAATGGCAGCTCAAAGAATTACAGAAGCAACAGAATTTCCTGCAATGACTATTCATAGAACACTTGGATGCCAAGGTTTAAATGATTTTACTTACAATAAGGATAATCATTTGATTACAGATGTTGCATTTCTTGACGAGGGAAGTATGGTTAATGCCAGTTTATTTTTACATTGGCTTGAGGCAATTGGAGATAATACAAGAATTATTATTTCAGGAGATCATAAGCAGTTACCACCTATCGGATTTGGTAATGTATTCTCAGATTTAATAGAAATGTTTGATGATTCAGTAGTAAGTAAATTAGTAAAACCAATGAGACAAGCTGAGAAGTCAGGAATACTTGTTGACGCTAATAAGATTAGAGAGAATATCAATCCTATATCGGAAAAGTTACAACCAAGAATTATTCATGGTGAATTACAGGATATGTATTATATGTTCCGTACAAATCGACAATCTCTTTTCAATATAGCTGTGAAGACATTTATAAAGTCTGTAGAGTCAGATGGAATAGACAATGTTGTAATTGCAGTTCCTCGTAGAAAGGATTGCTTAAATAGTACAACTGAGATTAACAAGGTTATTCAGAATGAGTTGCTTGGAGACGTATTACAGAGCATTGATGGATTTGATACGACATTTAAACTTGGTGCGAAAGTAATGCAAACAGTTAATGACTATGACAAGAATGTATTCAATGGTGAAATAGGTTATGTCACTAAAATCAGTGAAAGATACGAAGGTAAGAAAAAAGAAGAGTATTGTGAAGTAACTTACACTGATATTTTTGGAAAAGACAAAATCATTGAATACACAAAGAAAGAATTAGCTGCTTTGGATCTTGCTTATGCTATGACAGTACATAAATTGCAGGGTGCTGGTCGAAAGACAGTAATTGGTATTATTGATAATACACATCATCAGCTTCTTGATAACTGTATGCTTTACACATTGTTGACTAGAGCAAAGAAGAGATGTTTGTTATTAGCTGAACCAGAAGCATTTTTACAGTGTATTAGAACAAGTCATAACAATAGAAATACTTGGATGATGTTAATGACATCAATAATAGAGAGTAATGTGCCAACAAATGTAATTAAAAATGGCGTGGTAGAAAAAACTGAAGTCTTGGAATGCCCATAAATAGGGCATTTCAGAGACTCAAAAAGCCAATGAAAGACGGATTTCAAAATATATTAAAATGAAGAAGATAAATTATAAGTCGTCTTCATCCTCTTCATTATCTCTATGATATTCATCAATCAAAGAATACTCATCGTCACATTCTGGACACACTACATCAAAATCGCCATCTGGTAATAACCCAATATGACCGCAACTTCTACAAACAAGTTCATCATAATCAATTAAAGACATTTTATACCCTCCTAGTATTTTAGATTTAATTAATATTTTAACATCTTATACATACATAGTCAATATAAAGAAAGGTAGATATTATATGGAAACAATCGTAATAAATTTATTTGGAGAACCATCAGCAGGTAAAAGTACATGCGCTATGGACATCACGGCACAATTAAAAAGAAATGGTATCAATGCAGAATATGTTTCAGAGTTTGCCAAGGATAAGGTATATGAAAATAATGGTGAGGTATTTAAACATCAAGAATATTTATTTGGTAAACAATCATTCAAGATGGGTAGAGTTAAGAATAAAGTGCAAGTTATGGTAGTTGATTCCCCATTGATCTTATGTGCTGTATATAACAGCGATAAAGTGTTAGGAGAAGATTTTAATAAGACTGTACTGAATGTGTTTAATTCATACAATAATAGAAATTATCTACTCACAAGACATCACTCTTATGAGAATGAAGGAAGATTCCAGAATGAAGACGAAGCAAAAGAAGTAAGAAAAGAAATTATTGATAAGTTAAATCAGTACAGTATCAAATATGAAGAGATTGCTTCAACAGAATCAAATTGTGGATACATAGTAGAAGAAATTATGGAGGAAATTAGAAATGAACAGTAAAGGACATTTATTTATTAGTTTAGGAAAATCAGCAATCAGAGTAATTGGTGGAATTGTAACATTAGTGAATGGTTCGATTATTCCATTAGCAGTAGGAATTATTGTTGCTGAAGTTGGTGGTGTATTAGAAGAATTGGTTGATGAAAGATAACAAGAATCCATTATTTCATGTGGAGAATTGAGGTGAAAAATATCATGAAAAAGGTTTTATATAGTGTTACAATGATGTTTATATTTATGTTTATATTAACCGGCTGTGCAAAATGCATTAGTACCGAAACATCTACGGTTCAAGTAAAAATAATAGATGAATATCATAGGGCTGCTTATACAACAATGCATTATAGTCCTGCGACTAAAACGATGTTGCCACAATCGCATTCAGCAGTTTATAGAATTACTGTTGAATATAACAGTGTAGAATATAATATTTCTGGTAGTAATACATATAACAAATATTCAGACAAAATTGGAGAATATGTTGATGGAATATTAGAAACCAAGAAATATGACGATGGTACTGTTAGATACAACATTGTTGACTTAGAATAAATCAACAGGAATCTAAACTTTCTTTTTGAATTGGAGGTAAAAATGAAAGAATGTGCAGCAAAATATTTGCGAGTGACAATACACGATAATGATTTTTGGTACTCACTATCATTACTTGCAGATGTGTTATACAAAATATTTATTGAAGAATGTCGATTCCCAGAAGAAGATGAACTTCCGTTACTGAAGAAATATATACAACCTTTATGGTTTTCATTGCATAATTTAGATTCTATCATGAGTTGGAATAAGAACTCGGTTGGATTTAAAGAAACGATTGAAAAATATTTTGAACCAACATTAGAATTTGTAGATTATCTTGATATTCCTGATTGGGATAACGGTGAGAGTGTCTACATTCCAATGTTTGAAAATGCAGAAATTATCATAAGATAATTTATCGTGTTTGCATTGCATATCTTAGGGCAATTCGCTCATCATTTCACAAATAAAAGAGAATAAATAATCAGGAGGTGATTCTTATAGAATGGTATGTTTATTATCATGACTCTAATGCGCAAAAAATTATTAAATGGAATGTATTTAATCATGGTACTTTTAAAAATGAAGTTGATAAGATTTTACAAGAAAAACTAAATAAGGAAGATTTCTCTGAAAAATTAAAGAGAGAAATAATGTATTATTTTTGGTCTAAGTGTGAATATGAAATAATTTTATCACCTTGGACTGGACGAGCAGATGATATTAAGATTGATATTTACGACCAAATAATGATGAATTTTGGTAGGTTTGTTAATTATGTTTGGCAGTTTACAAAATAAAAAAATAAATGTTTATTGTGGTTGGTATAGAAATACAGTTATTAAACAACGACCTATAATAAAAAAAGATTTTGTGTTTCAAATAAAATGTTTGGAATGTGGTGGTACAGGAACTTTTAATTGTGGAATTAAGGACGAGCTTGGAATTTGTATTTCCTGTAAAGGAACAGGAAATCAGTATATTGGAACAATATAACGAAGTAAATTGGACTTTCATTGGAAGTTATAATAGGAGGAAATATGAGTAAAAGTGCATTTTTTTGTCCAACATTGTTTCCAGAAGAATATTATTGTCCAGCGTGTGCTATTAATAGAGGATTTGGTGGCAGTATGCATATTGTAAGATTTGGGTTAAAACATAAACATATTTGTATAAATTGTAAAAATGATTATTATGAAGAAGACTATGAAGATTTCTGCGAAAAGGACAATAACGGAATATGGATTTTAAAAAGTAAGAAATAGAATAGATATAGAAATTATAGGAGAATTATTATAGGAGGATTAAATGGGAACAATTACAATTTTACCAGAAACAACTAAGAATCCTATTACATTAATGGGGCAAAGGGCAGGAGTGTGTTGGGGAGCAAATGTTTCTGACAATGAAAAGAATTATAAGCGTGGATTAGACTGTATTAAGTCAGGGCATGGACGTGTTATGGAATATGTCAATGTAGAAATGATTATTGATGGATATTCCGCTAAAGTTTTAAGAGAATATTATACACATATTGGTGGAGCACCAACAAGATTACAAGCAAGTACAAGATATATTAATTATTCAAAAGGTGATGGTTTTACATATACTACTCCAAGTTCTATTGATAAAAACGGATATTATCCTGTATGGAAGGCATTAATGGATACTATCAACAGAACTATAAAAACAATGATTGACAATGGAGTACCAGTAGAAGATGCAACTATGGCGTTACCATTAGCATACTCATCAAAAATGGTAGACAAGCGTAATCTTAGAAATCTTGTTGATATGAGTAGGCAACGTATGTGCAGTAGAGCATATTGGGAATACAGAGAGCTTTTTAGAGATATTTGTAATGCTTTGAGAGGATATTCAGATGAATGGAAGTGGATTGTAGATAATCTTTTTCATGCAAAATGTGACGAGGTTGGATATTGTACCGAAGCTAAATCATGTGGAAGAAAGCCAGAGAGGGAGAAGTGATTACTATGGCATCTTTTTATATTATTTCGGAAAAAGAATATAAGGAATATAAGGAATTAAAAAAGAAAAATAAACCAATGAGATAACTGCTTGGATATGATAAATGTTATTGTCCTATGTGTAATTATGTGATTGATAATTGCGTACCTCGACAAAATTATTGTGATAGGTGTGGACAGAGGTTATATAAGAGGTGGTATAAGAAAAAATAGGAGGATATGAATGAATAAATTCGATATTGCAGCCAGAGTTAGAGAACTCAACAGAGCATCAGAGGTTTACTACAATACTGGACAACCGATTATGAGTGATTATGAATTTGATCAAAAGTTAGAAGAATTAAGACAGTGGGAAGAAGAGACTGGTATCATATTATCAAATAGTCCAACGCAGAATGTTGGTGCAACGACTTTAAGTAGTATTAAAGAAGTTACTCATAAAACACCAATGCTTTCACTTGAAAAGTGTCACAGCACAGAAGAGATTATTAAATTTGCAAATAATCATAATCTTGTGGCTTCTGTAAAGCTCGATGGTTTAACTGTACGTCTTACTTATAGAGATGGTGATTTAGTTTTAGCAGAATCAAGAGGAAATGGTGTAGTTGGATCTGATGTGACAGAACACGTTAAACAGTTTACTAATGTTCCATTACATATTAATAAGGAAGGAACTTATATAATTGATGGTGAAGCATTAATTAAATTAGATGATTTTGCAGAGATTAACAAAAACGGAGAATATAAGAATAGCCGTAATTTAGCAGCAGGTACATTATCAAATCTTGATACATCAGTAGTAAAAGATAGAAAGCTATCTTGGTATGCTTGGGAAGTCGTAGAAGGTGCTAAAGAGAGCAAGTCATTTACATTTTCACTTATAGAAGCAGAAGAATTGGGATTAGATGTTGTTCCTAATGCTAATCTAGGATATTCGGAAATGGATATAGAAGAAGTTATTGAGTATTGTTTTGATAAAGCAAAAGAATATAATCTTCCTCAAGATGGCGTGGTATTTAAGTTTGATGATGTTGAATATGGAAAGTCTCTTGGAAATACAAGTCATCATTTTAGAAATGGTATTGCCTATAAAGTGTTTAATGATTCAGTAGAAACAATATTAAAAGATATTGAATGGAGTTGTGGTAAGACTGGAATTTTAACACCTGTAGCAATTTTCAATACGGTAGACATTGATGGTAGTGAAGTAAGTCGTGCATCATTACATAATATTAGTATAATGGAAGAAATTATGGATAATCCTTGGATTGGGCAAAAAATTGGTATTTATAAAGCAAATTTAATTATACCAGCAGTAAGATGGGCAGAACAATTAGATTATGATAATCAGAATAGTTCTAATAAACAATTTCTTGATATACCATCTGTTTGTCCAATATGCGGAGCTTCTACAAGAATTATCAAGGATAACGATTCAGAAGTTCTTTATTGTACTAATGAGGATTGTAAGGGACGATTACTTGGTAAACTTACACATGCCGTATCCAAGTCGGCTCTTAATATTTCAGGTTTATCAGAATCTACTCTCGATAGATTAATTAAGTTTGGTTGGGTAACTTCTATTAAAGATATTTATCATTTATCAGACTATAAAAAACATATGATTGTACTTGATGGTTTTGGTGAAAAGTCTATCGAAAAGCTTCTTGGTTCTATTGAAAAATCTCGTAAGACAAGTCTTGAGCATTTTCTTTACAGTTTATCAATTCCCTTACTCGGTAAATCAGCAAGTAAAATGATTGCAGAAGCAGTTGATTGTGATTTCGATACATTTATTGATGGAATGACGATCAAAGGTGCAGAATATTTTAGATATTTACCAGGTGTTGGAGATACATTAATAAGCTCACTTAATACTTATTGGAAAGAACACTACTCAGAAATAATCCAATTAGCAAACGAGTTTATATTTTATAAACCTAATATAATCTTAGATGAAACTCCAAAAACATTACAAGGTAAAACATTTGTTGTAACAGGTTCTGTCAATCATTATAAAAATCGTGATGAGTTAAAATCCGATATTGTTGTTCATGGTGGTACAGTCGTAGGTTCTGTAAGTTCTAAAACATCTTATCTTATTAACAATGATCTAAATTCCACATCGTCTAAAAATCAGAAAGCAAAATCGCTTAATATCCCAATTATTTCAGAAGAAGATTTTTTAAAAATGATTTAGTAATCAGAGAATATTCTATTGAAATTAATCAATTTCATACTAAAAGAAAGCAGGTGATAAAGATAAGTAAGGTGAGAAGATTAATAGCGGGTTCGTTATTAACTGCTTCAGCTTTAACTTGTATAGTCCCCTTATGGGGACAAAATAATATACAAACTGCTGAAGCAGCACAGGAAGGTCAGTACATATATTCAAGAGTATTTACTGACCTAAAGAAGAATCTTGAAAAAGAAAAGACTCGAAAAGAGTTAGAAGAAAAAGAAGCTATGGAACAAATTATCGCTAGGGAATATGAGAGTTTAGAGAGCGAAATTGAAGAATATTTGGAAAAGTATACAGATTATCCTGTTCCAGAAAATAAGCCTTTTAAATCCTATATGGACGCAGATACTATTAGGGATAAAAGCTCAAAGCAATATGCTATGAAATCAACATTTCTTCTTGATTATAACACGGGAATATATATGATTGGTAATAGATATGCTTGTGCTTTAGGTTCATTCTACTCAACTGATATAGGAACTGAGTTTGATATTGTCTTAGAGAGCGGAGAAGTTATTCCATGTGTCTTAGCTGATGTTAAAGATGATGAACATACAGATTCTCTTAACCAGTATACAGTTGCAAATGGTTCAATTGTTGAGTTTATAGTACATACAAACACACTCATTCCCAATATCTCAAATCGTTGGGGTAATACAGGAGATGTATCTAAGATAGATGGATTTGAAGGTGAAATAGCTTATATAAGAATTTATGAAAGATGAAAGGGAGTAACTATGTTAGAGACAACAGCGGTTATTACTTTAGACACTATTCAACGAGTTAAGAATTTTGTTGAAATAGTTACGAAATATGATGAAGAAATAACAATTAAGTCACACCGATATGAAGTCAATGCTAAGTCAATAATGGCAATATTCTCACTAAATCTACTTGAACCAATTAATGTATGTCTTTATTGTGATGATTCATTGGTGATAAAAAGATTCGTTGACGAAATGAAAGGATTTGAAAAAATATGATAATACTTGTTGGAAAGAGTTGTTCTGGAAAAGATACGGTGGTTAAGGAATTAGCGAAGATGGGTTACAACAAAATTATAACCTGTACTACACGACCACCAAGACCAGGAGAGATTGATGGAAGAGAATATCATTTTTTAAATAAGATGAATTTCTTAACCAAGATTAACTGTGGCAGTTTTGCGGAATACAGAATATATGAAACTGTCTCAGGAGCTTGGTATTATGGTTCTTTACTTGAAGATTATAGTAAGCCACACTCTGTTATTATTCTTACACCTGATGCTTTAGATAAGGTAATGAGTAAAATTAATGAGAATGTAACGATTATTTATATTAAAGTGTCCAATAGAGAAATTAAACGAAGAATGCTGAATAGAGATGTTGATAAAACTGAATCTAAAAGAAGGTATAAGGCTGACAAAAAGGATTTTAGACATATATCTAAGAAAGTTGATTATATTGTACATAACGAAAATAGAACAGCTTTTGAGACAGCCTTAATATGTAAGGAGCTGGATGAAATCAAAGAAAAGAATAACAGAGAAAAATCAGAAGGACAAGATCTATTGCAGTAATAGGACTTGTCCTTATATGGAATGTGTAAGGTATTATAAGAATATTCCATATAATGTATTAATTTTAAGAGAGAATTATAAAATGGACAAGAATAATAAATGTCCAAATATATTATTAGATTGGGGTGACAACATATAAAACTTTATTGTGATTTTGACGGAGTTATTGTAGATACAATTGCTGCAATATGTGATTTATATAATGAAGATTTTAGGTATTATAGCGATTACAAATATATCCTTCCAGAACAGATTAAGACTTGGGATTTTGAAGAACTTAATTGTGCGAGTAGAGAATATATAAATACATATTTCAATCAACAGCGATTCTTTGATAGGTTAAAATTTATGCCATTAGCTTATGAAACACTAAGAAAATTTGCTTTAAAAGGTGAAGTTATCATTGTCTCTTCTGGTTATAATCCCAATCTCAGGGCGAAGGAAAAGTGGTGTAAAGAACATCTTCCGTTTTGTCAGTTTATAGGAGTTAATCTTAAAGAATATAAAGATAAATCTCATATAGATATGAATGGTGGCTTATTTATTGATGATTCTGCACATAATCTTGAGACTTCTAACGCAGAAACAAAGATTTGCTTTGGTGAAATTTATTCTTGGAATAAAGAATGGAATGGCAAGCATTGTTGGGATTGGAATATGATTCATCAGATATATAAAGCAGAATTGGAGGATTAATTATGTTAAGAGAGACTACAGAAATTAACATGGATAATATTACTACTGGTGATTGCATTGAATTGTTTGAATGTAAGAATACAAGAGTCGTTATTAATGATGGTAATGTTATTGGATTTGAGGAGGAATAAATATTGAAGGTAATTAAAAGAGATTGTTCAGAAGTTAATTTTGACAAATCAAAAATCTCAACGGCAATTCTTAAAGCTATGAAGAATGGTTCAGGTATTGTGAAACCAAAGATTGCAGAAGACATTGCAAATGAGATTGAAGAAGAGTGTAAGGAAAAAGACGAAGTAAGTATCTCTGATATTGAATCAATGGTTTATGATAAATTGATTACAAAGAAACAGAGACTTACTGCAAAAGCATATGAAGGATATAGAAGTATTCGTGAATTTCAGAGAGAAAATGAGAATACAATTGATACAGAAATCACAGAATTGTTGAGTGGAGAAAGTGACTATTGGAATAACGAAAACTCTAATAAAAACCCAAGACTTAATACAACGCAGAGAGATTATTTAGCAGGAATTGTAAGTAAGGATGCATCAAGAAGGTATATCCTACCACCTGAGATAGTACAAGCTCATGATGATGGATTGATTCATGTACACGATCTTGATTATCTTATTCAGTATATGAACAACTGCTGTCTTATTAATCTTGAGGATATGTTACAAAACGGTACAGTAATTAGCGAAACATTGATTGAAAAACCACATAGTTTTTCTACAGCATGTACAGTTGCAACACAAATTATTGCACAGGTCGCTTCAAGTCAGTATGGTGGACAGAGTATATCTTTAGCACATCTTGCTCCATTCGTAGATATTTCAAGACAGAAAATTAAAAAAGAAGTAGAACATGAGTTATGTGACATTGCTAATACTTTTTTAGAAGGAAAAGAATTAGAGAACGTAATAAATAAAATTGCGGAAGAACGCTTGAAAAAAGAGATTGAAAAAGGTATTCAGACAATTCAGTATCAAATCACAACGCTCATGACAACTAACGGGCAAGCTCCATTTATTACATTATTTATGTATCTCAATGAAGCGCATAATCAGAGAGAAAAAGATGATTTAGCCATGTTAATTGAAGAGGAACTTCGCCAAAGTTATCTTGGTGTAAAGAATGAAGAAGGTGTCTATATTACACCTGCATTTCCAAAAGTTATTTATGTTCTTCAGGAGGACAATATTCATGAAGAAGATAAGTATTGGTATCTTACTGAGATGGCAGCTAAATGTTCTATGAAAAGATTAACTCCTGATTATATCTCAGAAAAAATTATGAAAGAGATGAAAGATGGTAACTGTTATCCTGTAATGGGATGTAGAAGTGCTTTAACAGTATGGCATGATGAAAATGGTAAACCAAAATTCTATGGACGTTTCAATTCTGGTGTTGTAACTGTATCATTACCAGATATTGCATTATCATCAGGTGGAGATTTCAATGAATTTTGGCGTATATTTGATGAACGTACAGAGTTATGTCATAAAGCGTTAAAGATTAGACATCAGAGATTACGTGGAACAAAGTCAGATGTTGCTCCTATTCTTTGGCAACACGGAGCATTTGCAAGACTTAAAAAGGGTGAACCCATTGATAAACTACTTTTTGGTGGTTATTCAACTTTATCCCTTGGTTATGCAGGACTTGCTGAATGCGTTAAGTATATGACTGGACATTATCATTGTGATGAGGGTGTTGGAGAAAAATTCGGTCTTGAAGTAATGCAAGCATTGAATGATAAATGCTCTCAATGGAAAAAGGATGAAAATATTGACTACAGCTTATATGGCACTCCATTAGAGGCAACCACAGAAAAGTTTGCCAAAAAGCTTAAAGAAAGATTTGGTGTTATTGAAGGAGTTACAGATCGTACATACATCACAAATTCTTATCATATCCCAGTATTTATACATATTGATGCCTTTGCAAAGCTTCGTATTGAAGCTAAATTCCAAAGATTAAGTCCAGGTGGAAGTATTTCATATATTGAGTGTCCAAATATGGAGAATAATATCCCTGCTATACTTGAAGTAATGAAATTCATTTATAACAATAATATGTATGCTGAATTAAATACTAAGAGTGATTATTGTCAGAAATGTGGATGGAGTAAAGAAATCAAACTTATTGATGAAGGTGGTAAGTTGATTTGGGAGTGTCCTAATTGTGGTAATAGAGATGTAAGAACTATGGATATTACTCGTAGAACTTGTGGATACAAAGGTACGGCACGTAATGGATGGAATCAAGGTAGACTTGGTGATATTCATGATAGAGTACCACATCTTGACGACATTGAGGAGGAATAATATGAGATATTCAAGTATGCGTAACCTTGATATTTCTAATGGAGAGGGAGTAGGAGTCTCCCTCTTCGTTCAAGGTTGCCCATTTCACTGTTTTGGTTGTTTTAATTCTGATACATGGGACTTTAATGGCGGTAAGGAATGGACAGAAAAAACAAAAGATAAATTCATGAAACTTATTAATAGACCATATATTAAGCGAATATCTTTCCTTGGTGGTGAATGTTTAGCTGAACAGAATCTCGATGAAATCTTATCTCTAATCAAACAAATCCGTATTTCATTTCCTGACAAAACAATTTGGTTGTATACAGGATATTCTTATTCAGAAATCTTTCGAGGACAATCATCGTGTTTATCTCAAGAAGGATTAAATAATTTTAAACGTAGAGAAATCATTAAATTATGTGATGTTGTAGTTGACGGAGAATATATAGATGAACAGAAAGATCTTACATTGAAATGGCGAGGCAGTAAGAATCAGCATGTAATTGATGTAAAACAGTCTCTCGCTCAGAATAAAATGGTTTTATATTGTGATTAATTTAAGGAGTAATTAAAGAATAATTATGAATGATAAAGAAACGTTAGAAAAATTAAAAGCATATCTTAAATGCCAGAAAAAACAGGTTAAGGGTGTTCATGAAGATTGTAATAATAA